AACAAAGTTAAAAAATTTTTGAAAACTAACTGCTGATACATCTTTTCTAATGTAAGCACTATACTCTCTATTTGCTATAAATTCATTAAAATCACATGTATCATAAGTAATATTTGATGGTAGAGAATTAAAAAGTCTTTTAACTAATTTAGATTCTATACTATCTGATGTCTTATAATAAAACCATTTACTATCTGATGTTTCAGAGCAAACGTCTAATATCTGATTAATAATAAAATGTAAACCTAGCTTATTTTTATCAGCTCTAGACAATGTTAATTCATTCTCAGCTATATAGAGAGTATATTCTTTAAACGAATTATACAATGAATAATTAAGATCAATAAATGTAATATCTCTTTCAGTATCTACTACATATTGAGAAGCCATATATCGATTATATATCTTTTCCTTTTCCTATACGACAATTAATTATACCGTTGTAAAAGTCTTCCCTAAGCAAGACCTCTTCTTCAAACTGTAATTTAGCTTCATGATAACTTAATTGCCACTTAGAAACACAAAACTTTATAATTTCAAACTTAAAATTATCTTTACCTAAACGCTTAATATCTTTATTAAGTTCATTAGAGGAAGACGTATAATCACGCCAATCTGTCTCCTTAATAACATGTCTTTTATTTTTCTTACCTTTAAGCGGGGGTCGTTTAATTGTAGTTAAGCATTGTTTTTTACCAATATACTTTTTATTAGTTTGTAAATTGGTAATTTTATATATGAATCCAAATGGTACTGTAGTATTTTCACACAGTATATTCGATTCCCAATGACCTAAATCAATTACGTTTTTTTCTGACACGATTTTTCTTTTTCCGCTTTTTTTTCTTCTTCTTAATTAAGGTGCCTCTTGTCTGTATGCCACCCAAAACTTTAGGTCTTCGTGCATCGCCAGGCGCGTAAAAATCTGATGAGTTAATATTTTCTGGTGGATTAAATCCTCCAGGAGATCCACCTAATGCATCAGTAGTATCGATATCTTCGTGAAGGTAATATAAAAAGATCTGCTCAAACTTATTACTTGATTTTGGCATATAATTATTTATATTATATGTATGGAACTTCTTCAAAGATATATCAAAGAGGTTGGTGCAGATTTAGTTATCGATGATTTCAATCTTAAAAATGTGCAGCTTAAATTACCAGCTACAAAACATTTCTGGGTAGCGAGATTAGTTGAAGCGCGTGTTGCAAAAGATAAACTAATTAAATCTAAAAAACAGCGCAAGAAAGATATAATTAAGGAAGTTATTTCCGCGTCACCTATTAAGATATCTATAACAGCGGCAGAGCAAGCAGCAGAGAAGCATGACGCTATTATGTCTATTGCAGATGATATCAAAGAATATGATTTGATAATAACTTATCTTGAAAAGGTTGAGAAGATATTACATCAAATGACTTGGGATTGTAAAAATATTATAGAGATTAACAAGTTAGAAACTCTATGATAACATTTGATTATATTAAAAGCTCTAATAGGCTTGTAATAAATTGCGAAGATAAAGCTATTCTTAGTCAAATACGTGAAAATTTTAGCGTTAACAATGATGATGCTAGGTTTGCTAGACGTTTTAATAAGTTTGCACCGCGGAGAAAGTACGTTATAACACCTAACGGTACATGTGAATTAGGTTTATATTGGGATATTCGAATATTTCTACGCGAGAATCAAATCAATATAGATGTTAACATTACAGATAACCTACGTTCAGTCCTCAATGTAGGTATACCTGGTGTTATATACAATAATTTTAAATTTACATTACGTGATTATCAGCTGGATGTGGTTGAACGTGCATTGAGCTTGGGGAGAGGTACATGTGTACTAGGGACAGGTGCAGGTAAGACATTTACAACTGCAGCTCTTATTGAGAATTTTTATAGAAAAGCTCCGGATATTGATACATTTAAATGTTTAGTCATTGTACCAGACCTAGGTTTGGTTGAGCAAACATATAAAGAGTTTATAGAATGCGGTTCTACGTATAAACTTACAAGATGGACTGGTAGTATCGATCCAGATCTAACAGCTAATGTTATAATCGCTAATACTGGTGTAATTCAAAGTAGGTTTGATAAGAATGATTGGATAAAATATATAGATTTGTTAATAGTTGATGAGTGTCATCGTATAACAGCAACATCTAAAACAGCTAAGCTTATTAAACAAATTAAAACGCAGAATAAATTTGGGTTTACAGGTACGTTATCCGAGAATCTGCTAAATAAATGGGCTGTAATAGGTAGATTAGGTCCAGTTATATATGAAAAGAATAGTTATGAGTTAAGACAGGAAGATCATCTTGTAAATGTGACTGTCAAAGTGCTGACTCTCAAATATTCGAAGCCTTTACGCTATATTACAGATAACAAATATAAAGAAGAGCTAGATTTCATTTATGATTCGCATGATCGTAATAATTTTATACGAAAAGTATGTGAAAAGCTTAGTAATAATACCCTATTACTAGTTAATCATATAAAACATGGTGAAAAACTGGAAGAATATCTAGCAAATGTAACAGATAAGCAGGTATTCTTTATACGTGGTGAGGTAGAAGTCGACGAAAGGGAAAAAATCAAACAAATAATGGAGAATAGTTGTAATGTTATATGTATCGCTATTAGTGCTATCTTTTCAACAGGTGTAAACGTTAAAAACTTGCATAATATTATTTTTGCAGCTGGAGGTAAGTCCTTTATTCGTACAGTTCAATCAATAGGTAGAGGTTTAAGAAAACATAATACAAAAAACAAGCTAGTAATATTAGATATATGTGATGATCTAGTATATGGTGTAAAGCATAGTGCTAAACGTAAGCAGATTTATAATAAAGAAAAAATTTCTTATACTGAGAAGACTTTTAACATTTAATACCTTGTTTTTTAATAATAGTATGCTATATTAATATAATGTCCAAGGAACAATACTATATTCAACCTAAGATCTTTAAAGAGTCTCTTCGTAAGTATTATGATTCAGACAATTTGACAGATGACTTGGCTGAAAATATTAAAAAGATTGCCTACGGTCTAAGTTATAATTCTTCTTTTATAAATTATACATATAAAGATGATATGATAGGAGATGCTCTTATTAAAATGTATTCTGCTTTAAAGCATAAAAAATATAAATTTGAAACTGGATCTAACCCCTTCTCGTACTTTACTACAATAGCATATCACGCTTTTATTAATCGTATCAAAAAAGAGAAGAAACATCACGAAGCTATTTGTAATTATAAGGAAAAAGTTTACGAAGAATACATGGCAGACCCTAACAACACTCACGGTCACATATATGTAAAGCCTGTTGATGATGATTCCGACGATTAATAATTCTAAAGTCGCTATTATATCTGACTTACACCTAGGTGTACATGGTAACAGCCCGGAATGGCATAAGAATGCTGTTGAGTGGGCTAACTGGTTTAAGCAGGAATGTATATCAAACGATATTGTTGATATTATTTTTTGCGGAGATTGGCATCATAACAGAAGTGAAATATCTGTAAGTACATTACAAGTATCAGCCGATATTTTAGATATACTAGCGGATTTTAATCTTATTATAATAACAGGTAATCATGATATCTATTACAAATATAGAACTGATGTTAATTCTCTATCAGTTTTTAAGAGTAGAAAAAATATAACTGTATTAGACAAGTATCAGACTGTTGAAGCGTTTGATAAGAAAATATCTTTTTGTCCATGGAATACATCTATTAGTGAAATCGAAAATAGTGATATAATTTTTGGTCATTTTGAAATTGAGACGTTTAAAATGACGGCTTTTAAAGTATGTGAAGAAGGATTAAAGATAAAAGACCTTCTTAAAAGGTCAAGCTTAATTATCTCAGGTCATTTTCATACAAGACATGAAAAGAAGTTTGGCGCTGGTACTATATTATATGTAGGTAATCCATTTCAGATGGATTTCGGTGATACAGAAAATCAAAAAGGTTATTACATATTAGATATCAATAGTAATAACTATCAATTTACTCCTAATAATGTTTCATCACGATATAAAAAGCTTAATTTAAGTGACCTTGTACGTGAAAAGAATATTACACCATATATTATTGAAAGTATAGCTAATAATTTAGTTAAACTTAAAATTGATATGAATATATCGCAAAGTGATATGGATATATTATTGAGCGTACTACATAAACTTAAACCTGAATCATTAACCGTAGATTATGATATTAATTTCAATAGATTATTGAACGATACGGTAGATGTAGAAGATATGTCAGGGATTGAGATAAATCAAGCTATTCAAGAATTTGTAAAGCTGTTAGATATTGGTAATAAGAAGGAAATTATTGATTATACATTAGACTTATATGAAAGAAGTAAATTTTCAGCGAATTAGTATAGTAAATTTTTTATCTGTCGGTGATGAGGTAGTATCTGTAGACTTTAATAAAGGCTTACATGTTATAACAGGTATTAATTACGATAAACCTGACCGTAGAAATGCAATAGGTAAAAGTACAATAGCAGACGCTATATATTTTGCAATTTTTGGTGAAACCTTACGCGATATTAAAAAAGATCTTATACCTAATAATATGACTAGCGGTAAGACTCATATTGAATTAGATTTCGAGGTTAAAACTCCAGCTGGTACAAATCAATATAAGATAGTACGTGAATTAGGACCTTCTAAGGTTTATATCTATAAGAATGATAAAGATAAAACGAGAGATAGTATATCAAATACAAACAAATATATTTGTGATGTGACCAGTGCTTCACCTTCTATTTTTAAAAACTGTATTATAATGACAGTTAATAATGCTATACCGTTTATGGCAAAAAATAAAGTTGAAAAGCGAAAGTTTATTGAAGATATTTTTGGTATGGAGGTATTTTCTCAAATGCTATCAACACTACGTGCTGAATATAATGAAATTAAAAAAGAGTATGATATTGAAAGTACTTTATTAGATGAATTAAAGAAAACATAT